GGATTGAATAGCTGGTTGTGACTGTTTGGTCATTTTGCCAAAATACTTGATCGCTGCCGCCGCCGGTAGCACCGCCTCCACTTCCACTTGCTGATGTTGGATTGTTGAGTTCCCATACATTGTTAATGCCATCGTATTGCAATAACAAAATATGACCAGCACCAGCAATATCTCCAATTGCTAACGCTTGATTGTTGTTTTTAACAATAGTGCGTGCCGTCAACGAATTTGGAGAAAACGTAGGAGTAGTTGTTGTGTTGGCTGTTGCTGCTCTGACATACAACGTCAAACCCGATACTAAAGCGGTAACAGCAGGAGTGTATGTAGCCGTGATAATGTCAGAAGAACCGCTAGCAGCAGCGTATATAGCCTGTGACTGAATATCAACGGCAAAGTTAAAGTTAGCATCCAATCCAGACAGCAGCAACGGCCCTGTCTGAGAAGCATAGACATTAGGATAGTAAGACATTAGAACCTCGCTCTTTGTTCTGTTTCAAATTGAATTCCCGTCATTGTCCAGTTGGGAGATGTACTGGTTACCGTTAAGGAAATGTACTTGCCCCACATTTCTGCATCATAACGATACAAGTAATAGCCAGTAGTTGCATTTCCCCAATAAACCGTTTGAGAAGATGCGTTGTTCCAAGATACAACAGATCCGCTATTGTTTATCCAGCTTACATATTGAAAATTATTAAGCGTTACAGAGGGTGATACTGCATTTTCAGAGTCTACGGTAACAGTCATGTTGTTACCTAACGCAGATGGCAAGATTGCCTCTACGCCAAATTTCAGCGCCGTCTTGTCTCGAATGATGTTACCCATGCCATACAAGGCTGGTTGAATATAACTAGAAATCGCAGCAGTGGAGCTTTGGTATGCTTTCTGCAAATCAAGACCAGTGGTTGTGTACAGAGTTGCCGTTCCGCTCACTGGTATAGATGTTACAAAAACGGTTTCATTTTGAGATGTAAAGAACCACTTCTTGTCAAAAAAGACCGCTTGCACCCACCTAGAACCGCCAGATCCATACGGGAATGAACTGTTAACATAGAAGTTAAAGGCAGCGCACAAAATGTTATAGACCAACACCTGGCCCGCGCTTACAGACTTTGTGAAGTCTATGAAAGGAAATACCCCGTCTAGAGCGTCACTGAGCTTGGACGTTGTAGAACCAACCAAAGCGTACACACCGTATCGGTTCATGAACACGATAGATCGAAAGTACGCCATCATGGCATATGGCAAGTCTGTACCTACGCTTGCAGAAATATTGGTGTTGGTGTAAGTGGTAGCGCCTGTGCTGCTGTTTACCCGCACATCTGAAATCACGTTGATGCTGTCAACGCCATAGATGTACAAAAAATTGTTGGCGCTTATCAACTGAGTGATGTTGCCACTCAATGTGGAGTCATTAAAAATGATGTTGCCAGACGATGTGCTGGTGAAATCATTGTTCGTTCCCGCAGCGGTGAAGTACAACGTCCTGCCGTTGGCTATCCACACCCTGCCCGCAAACGATGCTATGGCCGTACCTGGTTGGCTAATGAGGGTGGTTGTAATTGTCTGTCCGCTGCCAGAGCCTCCCAGCGTCACTGTTGCTGGGCTTGTGTATCCAGTTCCAGGCGTAAGGCCAGTTCCATACGCAGACACCGATGTGATAGCGCCACCAGTGTAGGCAATAGAAATAACGGCCTGAGTTCCACCCGTCTGGTTGGGGGCGCTTACAGATAAAGTGGTCCCTGCCCCGTATCCGGTTCCCGTTCCGGACAAAGTAAAAACAAGAGATCCAACTTTGACTAGGTTTGTACCGTCCCACTGGAAATATCCATTGGTAGGGTCAATGATGAGAACAATAGTGTTGTTCCATTGGCTGGCTTGCAATCCAGATCCAGAGAACGTACCGGCAGCAGCAATTACGGTGACTGCATTGGTGAGCGTATTGACTTGCTTGGCAGAACCGTCTGCCATAAACGCCAGGTAATACTCAGTTGTCCCCAAGTTTCCCAAAGTTGAATAGACCACCGTACTAGCAAAAGTAACACCAACCACAGTTGTTGGAGCGTACACAACCCGCACATTAGCGTGATCGATAGGCATGGCGTTTTCAAGCCAAGAGAATTCCTCTTCCTTGATAGCCGTGCGGTTGGCCTTGGTGTTGATGCCTACAAAGTCTTTGACAACCTTGTAGTCTTTCTTTTGCTCTTGGGTTGCCATGATTACGCCATCATAGATTCAGCAGCGTCTTGCACATGGTCTACACGGGCAAGCCAACCTTTGAGAAACTTCTGCTGAGAGGGGTTGTTGGTAGCAAGGCCATTGTAGAAGCCTTGCTTCTGCTCAGTAAAGTTGTCCAGCAGTTTCTGCGGGTCAGTCTTGGCTACCAACCCTAGCGTGCCAGAGCCGATGACACCATCGTCCACCGCGCCGACAGAGCGTTGCAAAAACTTGGCGGCACGGCCTACACCAGCGTTGACGGCAAAGTCAAACACAGCGTAGTCCACTCCGGCAGGCAAGTCATCACCCTTCACCTTGTCCCAGTACATGGCCTTGTAGAAAGGTTTGACAGTTTCTTGCGTCAGGGCTTTCATCTCGCCGGGCTGGATGGCACGGCCCAAGTATGCACCCCAAGCGCCGATAGTCACACCGAAATTGGTCTCGCCGCCAGCATCATCTTTATCCCAGACGTAGCCACCCTCGGACTTCATTACCTGCGCAAACGCAGCATCGAAGTTCTCTTTCATTTCACTGGCTCCGCTTGAGCAAGTAGTTCGGTCTTGGCTTGGCTACCGGCGCTGGAACCAAAGTAGAAGGAAATGATGCCTGTCCATGCAGTACCCAGCGAACCAAGCATGATGTCAATCTGTGGTGCGTGTTGAATTTGACCGTACATCAGGCCAGCCAAAATGCCAAAGAAACCAACAGTGACACCTACTGCCATGACGGGGGGAATCCAAGACTTGGTGGCAATCTGCATATCGCGTGCAGACTTCTTGTCCTCCGCACCCAACTTAGCAAAATCTAGATTCATAGCCTGGGCTTGTTTTTTCAGTTCAAGCTCTGCAAGCTGGATGGATGCCACCTGTTCGGCGGTCAGCTTGTTGCTGCTAATGATGCCCTGCACTTCGTCCGGTTCGCAGCCAATAGCCTTAGCGACAGCAGATACAGCCATTCCAGCTAATGGGCCACCTAACGCCGTAGCAATAGTGGGTGCAAGTTGTTTAAGCCAATCCATCATCCTCTCCTATCAAGAAACAAAGTTGTAAAAAAATAACTTAATAATAGCGGCTTGAATTCCCTTCACCGCCGCCTGTGCGGCTGCAAAAGCGGTGATTGGGTCAATCATTTACAACCCCAATAATTTTTTTGCAAACTCAGCCGCAACACCTGGCCCAAGCAGAACTGCCGCAATCACGATGTACAACAAGTATTCAATCTTGGTCATTCGCTTGTTGCCCTTTGCAAAGCTAGACTGAATCCCTTCATACCGCTCGGCGCATACCGCCTCATGCACGCTCAAGCGTTTGTCGGTGTCATTTGCAAGATTTTCAACTGCTTCCATTTTTATCCCATCAAATAAGGTGTTGTGATTCTTCTGGTGAATACAGAAGCAAGGACAGCTCTGACTTGGTTGGTGTACTCTTGTTTAAAAATCTCGGATTCTCCATACGCCTGCTCTTTGTGCTTGGCTTTGTAGCAAGCATAAAAAGCCACAGGAGTTGTGTAGGGATCTGGAATAGTCTCGGTAGGCGCGGCTGTTGTCAGCGCGGTTGGCATGATGACCGTATCCAGTTCCACGGTGTATGTCTGGTCTGGAATGGGGCCAAGATAGATGCTGGTTTGGCCGTACAGAGAGTAGGCTATCGGCCGTCCAATGTAGTTCTGGTAATAGCGCAGCCGTGCGTTGAAGTCTGTCCAGGGCAAGTATTGCAACGCAATCCTAGTGTTGCCCCAAATCAAGTTAAAGTTAATAATGTCCAGCGTGTACAAGCCGTTAGGCAATGTGCTGGTCAATAGAACTTCTTGATTGACAACAACAGAAGATGTTTGATATGTCCGCAAACAGCCGGTGTCCCGCACCATGCGTGTGCGGCCCTGATTGATGTAATCAGTTAACTCGGAATCGGTGTAGAAGTTGCCATTAGCATCGTGCAGCATTCTCCGGCATTCGGTGATGTAGTCAGAGAGTACCATGCAGTCCTCATGCTGTTATGCGGCTTGTTGAACATTGCCGGTCTTACGCTTTTTAGGCGCAAGAACCGGCTCTGATACAACCACGGGGGATAGAACGTGGAGGTTAGGACGGGTTGAAGAAAATGAAAAGCCCGCCAGCCGTTCTTTGGCTTTTGGAAGTTCATCATTTTTCAGCAACCATCCAAGCCGACGTAAGTACGGCTCTTTGTTATCGTCGCCAAAACCAAACACATGATTACAAACAACGGCTGGCACTTCTACAGGGACACCCTTGGCAAACAAATATCGTTTGCCGTCGTATCCATCTTCTAAATCATGTTCGGTATGGTTTGTAACCCACATGTTAGGAGGTCAAAATGTCGCCGTAGATGTACAGGTCAACCGTAGCTGCCGCACCTTGGGCTGTACCCACGTTAATGTACAAGTAAGCCTGGCTGAATGCGTTAGTGGACGCAATGCTCAAGTCTTGCACAACAGCAGAGGATGCCAGTGAAGGTGTTACAGATGTAACGACTGCCGTGCCACTCGCAGATGCGGCGGTTTGGACTGTAAAACGTGCCGTAGTTGGGTTGATCGAGCCATTGGTCATAGCAATAGCGCGAACCCGAAACTTTGTAGGAGTGTCGGCAAATGCCACGAACGTATCGCCCGTAGCATTCAAGTTCAACGACGGGACAACAGCCAGCAGAATGCTACCAAATTGACTCGGCAGTTTGTTTGCAACTCTAGAACCAGCCATATTAGCTCCTTAGATGGTTTGCAGATAGACGGTATCAGATGTACCGCCAACCGTGCTTGCAGGAGTGTAAGCAGTTCCACCAAATGCTGGGCCACCTTGGGTCAGAAGACCTTGCGTGATGGTAGTCACTTGATGCAAGCCACCGTCAAGAATTACCGACGAGTAGGTTGTAGCCGCAGTAGTTGCAACCGCAACAGCCATGCGGGGAACAAAAATACCAGTGCTAATTGCTGGGTTGGTCAAAGTTGCAGTGCCAGCGGTAACTTGCGACAGTCCCAACAAGCCGTATGTTCCAACCGTGTTAGTAGCACCAGATGCGCCTGTCAAAGTTAACGCAGTGAAGCACATAACAGCGGTGGCGGCGGTGGTAGATGCTGGGCTGAAAGTGATACGTCAACACCAATCACCATTGGGAGTTGTTGCCACCGGATATGATCAGCCATCAAATACGCCTGATTGGTGATTGTTCTTGATACGCGTATGGCATTCTTGAATG